CGACCTGACCCCCCCGGCAAGCGCGTCGCCCGCGTCGTCCAGACCTCGCGCGGTGGCCGCCAGCTTCGCTGGTATGTCGGCGGCCGCCTGTACTGGAAGGGCGCTCCGTCTGAACACACCGCCGAGTGGCTCGCAGGCGAAGGTGGCCCGCTCCACCGGCCGCAGCCTTGGGAAGCACTGTGACCTTCAAGCCGCACGACTACCAGAAGGAGGCCCTCGCGCACCTGTACAAGGAGCGCAGGGCCGCCCTGTGGATGCCCATGGGCGGCGGCAAGACCGTCACCACCCTGACGGCGCTGGAGGCGCTCTCCGTGGTCGAGGACGTGTACCCGGTGCTGGTGCTGGCACCGCTGCGCGTGGCGCGCTCCACGTGGCCGGACGAGGTCAAGAAGTGGCCGCACCTGTCCCACCTGCGCGTCAGCGTCATCACCGGCACGCCGAAGCAGCGTCAGGCGGCGCTCGACACGCCGGCCGACATCTACACGACCAATTTCGACAACCTCGTCTGGCTGCGCGAGACGCTCGGCGACGCGTGGCCGTTCATCACCGTGGTCGCCGACGAGTTCACCCGCCTGAAGAGCTTCAGGCTGCGTCAGGGCGGCTCACGGGCGCGTGCGCTGGGTCAGGTGGCCCACACGCACGTCACGCGCTTCATCGGCCTGACAGGCACCCCTGCGCCCAATGGCGTGAAGGATCTCTGGGGGCAGGTCTGGTTCTTGGACAAGGGCGAGCGGTTGGGACGCACGTTCAGCGCCTTCAGCGAGCGCTGGTTCCGCAAGGGCTACGACGGCTACAGCCTCGTGCCCTACGATCACACGCAGGAGGAGGTGCAGGAGCGGCTCAAGGACATCTGCCTGACCGTGCGCGGCCTGCCCGTCGATGAGCCCATCACCAGCCCGATCTACATCGACCTGCCCCCTGCGGCGCGCCGCGCGTATGACGAGATGGAGGAGGAGATGTACACGATCCTCAACAGCGAGGGCGTGGAGGCGGCCAACGCGGCCGTGCGGACGCAGAAGTGCTTGCAGCTCGCCAACGGGGCGCTGTACACCGACGAGTACGGCAACTGGGAGGCGGTGCACGATGCCAAGCTGGAGGCGCTGGACAGCGTCATTGAGGAGGCCAATGGCGCGCCCGTCTTGGTGGCCTACAATTTCAAACACGACTTGGCCCGGCTACGCAAGCGCTACCCTAAAGGCCGGGTGCTGGACGCTGACCCTGATACGATCAAACAGTGGAACCGGGGGGAAATCGAACTACTTTTCGCTCACCCTGCATCGGCGGGCCACGGCATCTCGCTCCAGTACGGGGGCAACATCCTCGCCTTTTACGGGGTCAACTGGGGGTTGGAAGAGCACATGCAGATCATCGAGCGCATCGGGCCGATGAGGCAAAAACAGGCCGGGTTTGATCGGCCGGTGTTTGTCTACCCGATCCTCGCCCGCGACACGGTGGATGACCTCGTCATGGATCGTCTCACGTCGAAGAAGAGCGTGCAGCAAATTTTATTGGAAGCGATGAAGCGGAGGAAGAAATGAGCTACACCTGTTCGGTATGCCTCGCAGTGCACGACAAAATCTCGGGGGTCATGGCCTGCGTCCATTCGCATGAGCCGGCCAAGCTGACCGGTGGCAGCACCGACTACTACAAGGTGCGCGTCGATCGGCCCACGTCCGGCGGCGAGCCGTACACGGCCGAGTGCAACGACATCATCGAGGCGCTGAACATGGAGTACGACGTGGCCAACGCCTTCAAGGCGGCGTGGCGCGTCGCGGCGCTCCGGCAGGGCCGGGGCAAGCCGGGTCAGGACAGCGCGGTCTACGACGGCGAGAAGATCGTCTTCTTCGGGCAGCGGATCATTGAGAGGAGCAAGTGATGGAAGCTAAATACATGCCGCTGATCAGCCCGAAGCGTACGAGCATAGCCATGGCCCGCGCGCTGGATAATTTCCAGATACACTGTTCGCTTAAAGGCATCGGATGTGCCTCGGAACAGGAGATCAGGGACTACATCAGTGAACGCTTTGGCCCGGAATTGGCAGCTAAGTTCAAGACTTCTTATCTAGTCCCTGTACCCTCAGATCGTCGATAAACCGCAAAACGTCATCGGTGACTATGAGCTTCTGCGGTTTCAACTGGAACGAGCGGAGCGGAGAGGCTACCCCCTTGTTCACGCCCACCGGGAAGTCAAACGGCGTTTTGTAGCCGTATTGCTTCATCAATTCGGGAAACAGTGAAAGCGCACCGAGGTTTTCTTCCTTTAGGCGGGCGAGCCCTTGGCCGGGAACCCCGCTGCGGTACGCCGGGTTTTTGCTCTCCGATAAACCAAAGCGGGTGTCTACCTCGCCCAAGTTACGAAGCGCCAACATCGGCGCACCGAGCTGATCCAGATCGGTGGTGCCGTAGACAGCTTCACCGGTGCCGAGGCCGCCACGATCACGGTAGCGATCCATGAGCTTGTTGAGCTGCCCTCGACGCTTTCCGGCGGCGCGCATGAACGTCATGTAGGCGTTGGGGTCTTCGAAGTCTGTCCACTCAGGCAGGATGCTTCGAATGTCTTTTGCCAACAACGCCTTTTCCGGCGCGTCCAAGGCCGTGTCTGCGTACGCGTATTGCAAGCCGCGTGGGTGATGCGAAAACATCGAAGACAGCGGCCCCATTGTAAACGGAGCAAGGATGGCGGGTTTCCCGGTTTCCCGTTCGAGTTCCGCCGCTGCATTTCGTATCGCTTTTGCGTTTGCCGTGTCCGCCGCCCAGACCTCACCGGGGTTCTCAAACACGAAGCCCTGACCGCCTTGCCGAGAGAACGGCTGACGCAAACGCACACCGTTGACCGCGAGGACATCATCGCCTGCAGCTGACAGGTCAGACATCGTCGTGAGGATACCGCGTCCCTCAAGGTCAAAAATGCTTTTGGTCGCGGGTTCTTCAAGCGCACGCGGCTGGATTTCGAGCTCCAGATCGCGGATCTTTTGCTGCTCCCTCTTTCGCTTCTCAATGCGCGGATCGGTCGCCACCTGCGCTGGCTTCACGGTGTAAGCCGACGGGCGCGGCGGCGCGGCGTTGGGCTTGCCTGCGTCCATGAACTGTTTGGCCATTGCCTGCCACTCGGCCAGCGGCGCGTTACTATCGACGTAATTGGCTACGCGACGCGCCATCTCCGGGCCGTATTCCCGATCGATCAAAGTCGCCGGGTTGATCGGTGCCGCTACCCGTGCCGCAGCCTTTTTGGTCGCGGCCTTCTTGGCCCCCTTCACCGCCAGCTTGCTGACAATGCCCATTACACTCGGCCTCCGACCGCGAACTCTCGCATGGCTTTAACAACGTCGCTGTGCGTCGTGACTTCGTCGCCAGCCTTGTCCCATATAGAATGATGCGCGAGGTGTTGATAGTAGGGGCGCAGCTCTTCCGGCAACGCAAGATCAAGCGCGCTCTGGCGGGCTGACAGGCGCTCGACGCCTTCGACACCGCCGGCACCGCCGCGCCGGGCGATAAACTTAGACGACTCCTTGGTCGGACGCCCGGTGTTGAGAATGATCTGGCGGGCGTCGAGTGTCGGCTGATCGCCCCGCCCGAGCAGGGAAGCCAAGAAGCCGGATTTGCTCGGGCCGATGCCCTTAACGTCCTTTGTGAACTTCCGCCATTCTTCTGGGGAGCTTGCCATCTCGCGGCCGGCTGCGACAAGATCCGAAACCTGCGACTGCCGACCGGGTAGGTTCTGCGCGGCCCACTCGAGTGCCTTCCGCAGATCGTTCTGCTTTCCAAAGGGCTTCATCTGGGCGACAGCGTCGCCAATCGCGTTATCCGACAGCCGGCCGTACTGCGCGGCGTCGAGGTAAGCCTGACCGGCAGGCGTGCCGAGCCACTCGCCAAACGCACCTTCCGGGCGCACTTTGCCCGACACGTCGGCCGGTAGCTGCAGACCAGCGCGGCGCAGTTTCTCCGCTTCCACCGCCTGACGCTGGATGCTCGCTCGGGTGACGGTGAACGCCTTGATGAGATCGCGAGCCGACAGACCGCCAGATGCCGCACGGCCGGCCTGATCAGCCATGAAGCGGCCGAAGTCGAGGACGTGCTCCGGTATGACTGAAAGGCCTCCCAGCTTTTCATACACTTCAGACATGGGTGACCACTGCCAGTCCGCGTTCACGGTGGCTTCGGGATCGATATACTCCACGATTTTGCGCGGCGGCGGCATCACTTGGGCAAGCGGTTTTTGCGGCTTGCTTTTCGCAGCCTTGGTAGCCGCCTTCACCGCCAGTTTGCTGACAACGCCCATGACGCCTAGCGCTTCCTCTTCTTCACAGCCAGACCGCCACGCGCCTTCGCGGCGCGGGGAACGGCCTTCACACCGCGCGAAAGCAACGGGCCGGCCACGGGGATTGCCGACAGGCCGGAGACAACCGCCGCCTGTTCAAGCATGCTCGCCAGCTTTTCGTCACCGGCCGCACGGGCGGCGCGTGCCTGCTCCCGCACATCAGCGAAATCGCGCATGCCAGAGAGCGGCGCGAGTAGAGCGTCCATGGCGAAACCCGAAGGATCTTCGGCCACCGCGTCGTACATCATCCCGCCGAAGCTCCTGAGATCGCCGGGAATGGCAGAAGGGTTGTTGGCGCGGCTTGACAGATACCGGCCAGCGGTGCCGAGCGCGTCGCCCACACCGCGCCGCAGATACTCGGGGCTGTCAAACATGCGCTCAAGAGCGCTCATTTGTTTGGCGCGGCGCTTGTCTTCAGGGCTGCCGCCGCGCTGCAGGCGCTGGGGCGTCACGGCGAAGGGAAAGTCGGTGGAGCGCATTATCGGGTGGCTCCCGTCTCGTACTCGATCATGGCTTGGCTCACCAACGGGATCATTTCCGCCGTTATAGCATCGGAGGGCGATAAACCCAACTGCCCGGCGACGTACTTCTTGTAGTTGCGGATCTCGGCCGGCTTGTTGGCAGGATCGCCGCCAAGGTACGAGTCGATCAGGCTGGCCACAGTGCGCGCACCGCCGGTGAACTTGTTCTCGACGAGCTTGCGCTGCGCGGCGTCGCCAGCCTCGACGCTCTCAAACTGGGCGAAGCCGCCCTCGCCGGGGCCGACATAGCCGGGCTGTTTGCGCACCCATGGGAAGTCGCGCAGGTTGCCTCGGTTCATGTTCCGGTCGCCAAGCGAGTTACCGAAAGGGACTTCGCCTGCTTCGGCTACCCCCATCGGGACGGCCGCAAGTCCGGGGCTCTCGTCGGGCACTTCCATGCCCAACGCTTCATCCGCCTTCCGAACGGTCTCCCCAATGCTCTCCCCCTTAGCCGCGCCAATCGTTGGCTGCGGCGGCGGGTTGATGCCCCGGTCTTCGACCAGAGACGGCGCGACGTTGCCCGTCACCGCCGCGACCTCACCCGTGGCCGTCTTACCGACCGCCAGAGCGCTCTGGGCGTAGCTCTTGGAGTTGCGGAGCATGCTCAGCACGTCACGCAGCTTGTCGGGCGTGTCGGCGCTCAGCGCCCGGCTCAGCTCCGTGTAGACCTTCTCGCCGAACTCACGCTGCGGATTAAACTTGTTCACGAACTTGGCCAGCGCGATCATCTTGCCCTGCGGCCCGGCTGCGAGGAAGTTGATAGCCTCATCGATGTTGCCGCCCGCCATGATCTCGTCGAACTGGCGCACGGACTCGGCCAGCGGCACCGTCTGCGATCCGCCACGCGCGGTGGCGACGCGCTCGAACAACTGCCGCTCCTTCTCCAGAGCCTTGGACAGGAACTTGAACTCGGCCGGCGGCATAACTGCCTGCAGCTTGTCCAGCTTCCGCTCGTTGCGGACGATCTCGCGCGCGAAGTTCCGGCTCGTCGTTGTCGTTTGAAGAGGGGCAATGAGCCCTTCAAACACACCGTTCTTGAGTGCGTCGCGCTCGGCGTCGGAGCTTAGTTCCGACATGAATTTCCTGACCTGCGCGACCGGCACGGTCTTCCCGACAAGGTCACGACCGTATTGGAGCGCGTCCCGCACCTCGATGTCGCCGGCAAATTGCGCGCGGGCCGCTTTGTACTCAGGCGGCCCGACCTTATCGAGGCGCTTGACGAAGTCGTTACGCAACTCCTTGAGGCCCTCCGCCTTAGTGCCTTCCCCGCCTTTATAGAGCGCGGTAATCTTGGCATCGAGCGAGCGCTTGATCATGTCCAGCGAGCGCAAGTCGGGCACCATCGTGCCGCTGGGCGTGAGGCCCACTAGGTTGCCCTGCGCGTCCAGCACAGGATCCATGAACTCTTTCATCGCGTATTGCGAGGGGTCTTCACCGCGAAGGCGCGCCGCATCCATTTGATTGCGTGACACGTCAAGCGCGTCTTTGTAGGCAGATTTTATGTCAGGGTTCGACAGCACATCACGAATGGCCGGATCGCGGATCTCCGGCGCGGCGGCGTAGGCTGCGTCGTACCGAGTGTTGGCGTTATCGCGCAATGTCCGCGTGTAAAGCTCTTCCGCTTCACCGAAGTCTTTAGCGCCCGGGAACGCGCGCTCGATCTGGCTTTGGACGCGGCCGCTGACAGCCTCCGGCTCTTGCGTCTTGACGAGCTTCGTGGCGAGTGTGCGCTCCCCCAGCGGCGCACGAGCCATGACGACTTTCGACAGGGCTGCCAGTTCCGGCGTGGCCATGCCCAGTGGCGTGGGTACGTTGTAGCGCTGCGCGAGGCTGGTCAAGTTGATGCCACGCTCCGGCGATGCGCCGCCCTCCGTGGCGCGGTAGAGCATCTCAGCCGCACGACGCTGCTCAGCCGGCGGCAGATCCTGCCCGCGCAGCCTCGCGACGAGGGGGATAGCGGCGCGACCGCCCAGTTCGGTTGCTTTGCCGAGGATGCCCCCGGCGACGGCACCTTCCGCGCCCTGTTCGAGCATCGACGGGATGATGTCGGACGGCGTGTCAGCCTCACCGGCACCGGAGATCATGCCGCTGGCACCGCCCGTAAGCATGGCGCGGCCCAAGCCACTCGCCCCTTGGAAGGCTTTGCCGGCTACGTTCAGACCCGGAATGAACATCTGCGCCACGCCGCCGCTCAGCTCTCCACTAAGTGCGAGGCCCGGATTGGCTTTGGCAAACGCGTTGTAGTCGGCGTTGATCTGATCCTTGATGCGGTAGTACTCGTCGCTGCTGATCTCGCCGGAAAGCAGCATGCGGGTTGCCGCCTCCGCCTCGTCTGCGAAGTTAGACAGGAGCCCCTTGCCGAACGCGCGGGCCATCTGCATGCCTTCACCGGCGCGCGGCACGGTCGTGACGATGTCCTCCGGCTTGGGAGCCGGCGTCGGGGGAGCTTCGGGGGCCATGTCGCGCAGGCGCGGGTTGAGCGTGCCGTACTTTTTATAGAACTCTTCGATCTCGGGGATGTTGCTGGGCGCACCGCCGAGGTACTTTTCTCCGAGCTGCGTCAGTCTGCCGGGGTCGAGCGGCGCGCCCTTCAGACCCTTGTAGTACTCGCCGAGTTCAGTCTCGAACGCCTTGCGGCCGTCAACTGCAGGCGCTGCAACCTTCGCACCGCCATCGATTTCGACCACGTCTGCGCCGCCCTCTTTCTGGGCGCGCTGAGTGATCTGATCCGGCGTCACGTCGTCAGGCACGCCGTTGTACTGGAGCACCTCGCCGTTGCTCAGCGTCACCTTCACGTCTCTCGGCATGGGCTCAGTTCTTCCAGTTCACGATGCGCGGTTTGCCGGGCTTGCTCGGAGCGGAGGGTGCAGCAGCGGTTGAGCCAGAGCCTTGCACCACGCCGTATTCGCCGCTCTTGAGACCAGACAGCCTCCTACTCTCCCGATCAATACGTAGCTGAGCCGCTTCCAGCGCCCGCTGGTAGATTTCTTGCCGGACAGCTTTCGGTTTGCTGCTTGACGCCTGCAGATCAAGGAGGATCTTGCGCTCGCCTTCAGTTGGATTGCCCCCGAAGGTGGCCCGCAAACTTTCAAGTGCTCCCTTTGTGACAAGATTGTCCAAAGACTCTGTTGCCACATACGTCGGGTCGTCGCTGGCAAAAGCCTGCCCCAACATTTTACGGGCACCGGACAGTGACCCTTCGTATGCCTGATCGTTAAGTTGCAAGGCTGCCTGCATCGCCGAGATAGAGCCCTTGCCGCTTGTGATAACGTCTTCAATGTCGAAGATTTGTTTTTGCTCCGTAGCGCTCAGCTTGCGCGGCGGTTTGTCAAACTGGGTTACAGGCGTGCCATCTGCCCGCACGGTCTTGGTACCCATACGGAAAACAGGCTGACCGTTACTGGTCACGCCCGTAACGGGTATCAGATCTTGCTTAGCGGGGCCAACTGGCGTTGGCGTCACTTTGCCCGTGCGCGGATCTTCATAGAGCATGACAACCTTTCCACCCATTTCTGCCGTGCCCCGGAAGATCGGTTGCGATGCCTTCGCCGCAGCCGCCTCGGCAGTTGCCGCAGTGCGCATTAGCTGGCCTGCGCCGGCGGCGTTGGACTGCAGCAGACGCAACTGCTCGGTGCCAGTCTGCATGCCTAACTTTTCGAGTAGAGACTCGCGCTCGCTTTCAGCCTCGCGCTTCGCGCCTGAGTACTTGCTCAGCAGCGTCCCAAGGTTGCCCAGCGTCTCGCCGAACGAGCCGGTGCGCGTCGGCTGGCCCAGAGCGGCCGCAATCGCGAAATACTTCTCGGCGTCAGACGGCCCCGCGCGTTGCGTGCGAAGGCGATCCTTTGCCGCGTTTATCAGCCCCAAGTTCGCGCTGATCTGCTTCGCAACGGCACCCTGTGCCTTGCTGTATGCAGCCCGCGCGTCGGCCGACGACAGGCCGGGCGTCATCAGCGCAGCGATGCCCTCACCGGTCGGGAGGCCGCCGATATCTTCGTCTTCGTCCATCAGCCCCCCCCGAACAGGTTTTCAAAGCCCTTGATCGTCGCGAACGTCGATCCGAGCGAGGCCAGCAGCGACGGGCTCATCGCGCCCGGCACTTCCATGCCGACCTTGGTCGCGCCCTTCGGCACCGCCGGAGCGACGCCCTGCAGCGCGCCGATCATGCCCTTGACCTGCTCCTGCGGGAAGCCCTGCTGCTGCAGGAAGTCCTGATAGGCAAGGTCGAGGTTGCGCTGCGTCTGGCCCTGCTGGAGGCCACCCGCCGTCTGCAGCGCCCCCACGCCCGTCAGGCCGAGCTGCTGCGCCTGCTGCGCCAGTCCGCCCTGCCGCTCCTGCTCCCGCTGGGCAGCGCCCAGCGACTGCGCGTAGCCGCGCTCCAGCGCCTGCGCTTGCTGCGCCGAGATGCCCTCGGTGGCGTCGCGGATGGCGCGGCCCGTCAGCTCCGCTTGCCGCGTGCCGCCGAACTGGCCGGCGCGGATCATCTCGCCCTCGATGCCGGGCAGGATCTGCTCCTTGAGGGCGCGCGTGCCCATCTCACCGATGCGGCTGACGACCTGCTCAGTGTACGGGTTCATGAACTGCTGCGTGACATCGGCGGCGCTGCGTCCGGCCTGCGCCATGTACGGCTCGTAGGCCTGCGCCGCCTGCGGCGTCTGCTCGAAGGCCTTCTGCTGCAGCGCCGTGAAGTCGGCGACGCGCGGCCCTTGGTACAGCGGGAAGGCGCGGTTGGCGAGTGCCTGCTGGTTGGACAGGATGTCCATCGCATAGTTCGTGTACCAGTCAGGCAGCACAGACTGCTCCGTTGAGGAGACGGGCACGGCCTGCGGTGCCTTGCCTTCAGTCAGGAAGTCCAGAAAACCCATTAAACCAATCCCCCTGAGAGGTAACGCTCGGGCCGCTTAGCATTAACACTAAACTTGCCCTTGGCCAAGTTGCGGCCCTTGTGTTTGCGAATTTTGGCGCGGAACTCGTCGAGGCGCTGGGCACCGGCCTTGCCAGATCCATCGCCGAGCAGCGCCACGGTCTCGGCGTCGATGACATATTCGCCGTCGCTGAGCAATGCCGGGATCTCGTCGCTGCGGCCGGTGCCTGCGCCGTTCACCGCGAAGCTCTCACGGCTCTGGCCCTTGCCGCCCATGCTGCCGCCCTTGGCGCGCGTCGTTGCGCCCAGACCCTCGAAGATCATGGCGAGTTCCTGCTGCCCCTCGGGCGTGCCGAGGAACGCAACCAGTTCGGCGTCAGACGCACCCGGCACGGCGGCGCGCAACTTTTCGAAGCCGGCGCGCAGAACCGTGTCCGTCGCGCCAGTCGGGGCTGCGGCGGCACCGGGGAGCGCCTGCGGCATGACGGTGCCGACGCCCACGCGCGGTGCGGCGGGTGCAGCAGCGGTTGCGGCAAAGGCGTCGCGCTCGGCCTGCGTCTCGGGGACGTAGTTAAAGAACGAGCGCGCCGGGCCGTAGCCGTAGCGCGCGTAGTCGATGTCCGGGCGGCCGGCCTCGCCGGGCGGGCGCTGCCCGAGGGCCTGCGGCGTGAACTGGCCGCGCGGCGTGGGCAGTTGCGCGCGGAAGGTCGGGGCAAGCGCGTCGAGGCCAGTCGCGCCGCCGACACCGGTGCCGCCACCCCCGCCACCGCCGCCCAGAAGGTTGCCCAGCGCGTCGAGGATGGCGAGGCCGCCCGTGATCTTGCCGAAGGTGCTCATGCCCTTCTTGCCGCTCTTCTCGGCCTGCTCCTGCTCGAGGGACTTGCCCTCCACACCGGACACCTTGGCCGGTACGAACGCGTCCGCAACGGAAGCGAGTAGGTCGGTGGGATCTTTGGTCGCCGGGACTTCCCTCTGGCCTGTGACGACGATCTGATTAGGGTCGTACACGGTCGGCTTCGTGCCGGGTAGCTCGCTGAGCAGGCTCGTCGTAATTTCGTCAGGCAGGCGGGTCGGGCGGATGCGATTGCCTGCAACGTCGATGAGCTCTCCATCTCCACCGGGCAGGCTTATGTCGATAGGCGGCGTGCCGAGATTAAGCGCGCCGCCAGCACCCGTGGTGAGGACGGTATCAAGCCCAGCTTTTGGCAGCGCGTTATTCGTGACGACGATCTCTTTGTCCGCTGGTTTTTCATCGATCCGCGTCTCAGCCGTCTGGCCCGCGACCTCAGACGGATCAACGATGTACTTGATGGCGTCAGAAGCCCCAGACAAAGCACCGGTCAGAGGCGACGCAGTCGTTGAGCCCCGTAAGCCAGTGACCACCGTGTCGCCGAGGCCAAGCTCGTTATACAGACGCGCCTTATCAAGCGCCTGCTGGAACGGGTCAATAGACTTGCCGATATTACCCAGCAGAGAGCCGCTCGCAGAGCTAATACCGCTGAGAGCAATGGGGGCAAATTTCGACCCAACAACCGTGATAAGACCTTCTTCAGCCAGCCTCTTTGCGGCTTCGTTAATACCCTGCCCCACCGTCTCGCCGGTAAGCGCGCCCTTTGCGCTACCAAGCGCACCGCTGATCGCCTTGTCCACGCCGGTCGCGCCCAGCAGGCCAGCCGTGGCCCCGGAAGCCAAGCCGGTGATAGCGCCAGCCTTGAGGCTGTCGAGCACTGGATCTCCCGTCAGGATGCCGGCACCCGTGCGGCCAAGTGCCGATGTCAGGCCGACGCCGGCGGCTTTAGCTGCGAGGCCGCTCAAGCCGAGTTTGCCGCCAAGCGCCGCGCCGAGGCCCAGCCCCGGAATGACGTTAAGCGCGAGGGGCAGCGCTATCTTGATGATGTCGCCGGCAATGGGTTTGTTGTAGAGATCGCCGCCAAGGAGCGACACGACCTCGCCCGTAGCCGGGTCGCGGTACTGACCGAAGTTCTGCGCCGCCTCTCCGCCAACCTGCTCAAGCCGGTAATCGGCATTCGTGCCCTGCCGGGCCAGCCCCCGAGCGATATCCTGCATCATCAGGAACTCCTCGGGCGTGCTACCCGAGGCGATGATCTGGCCGTCGTTGTCGCCGGAGTAGTCGCGTATCCGGTACTGCGTGCCGGGGTTGAGCGTGATCTGGCTTGCAGCGGTGGTGCCGCGCACGTCCTTGTTGCCGCTCTTCAGCCAGTTATCGATGCTGAAAGGTTCTTTCAGCCGGCGTTCACGCTCCGCCAACTCCTGCTGCTGCTTGATGCGCGGATCACCGCCGAGCATGGTGCTGTAGCGCTCAGGCTCGCCATCCGGCCCCATGCGGCCGGTATAGTCATCATCGCGGAACGCGTTGCCCAGACCGCCCATCGGCTGCGCCATCGGAGCCGTGTACGTTGCGGCCGGCGGCGTGTACGTCGTGACCGGCGGCGTGTACGTCGTAGCCGGCAGGCCGCCGTATCCGCCGTAACCGGAGAAGTCGTCGAGGAAGTTGTTCTCGTAGTTGTCTTCGCCGTAACGCATCAGCCCTGTCCCTCAAGCATCGGGTAGACCCGCATCGCCCACTCGCGCCAGTCATCGAATTGGTACGGATCTGGCGCGGCGCGTGTTGAAAACGGCGACGCCTTCAAAAAGCCCGTGGCCCAATCTTGCCATTCGTTCTCGTCGTCAAGCCGACCAAACGACCACGCATCACCAACCGACAGTATAACGCTATCGGCCCAATCAATCAACGTCATGCCGTGAGGGTCGATCACCCGATCACCGTGCCGTCGCCGGACTGCACATGCGCCAGCACCAAGCCCATCTGATAGTCGCCGCCGATGGCGTTGCTCTCGAAGCGGAAGCGGAGCTCGCGGCGCTGCGTCTTGAAGTACACGACCTGATCCTGCGGCGTCGGCGGCGTCTCGTAGATGGTGTGCGGCTCCGTTGTCACCTCGGGCGATCGCGCGTTGGCGCGGCCGGTCACCTGCATGGTCATGTCGCCGCTCTGCACGAAGTCGGGCTCCACCATCAGCACCTGCAGCGCCTTGTTCTCTTGGCTCGTCACCGGCAGCGACATGTCAGCCGTCTCGAAGAAGCTCAGCACAGGCTGGATGTTCAGGCCGTCGATATCGTCCACGCCCACCTCATGCACCCACAGGCGATACTGATCGTCGCCGCTGTCTTCCGTGACGCGCACGTCTCCACCCGTCTCCGTGATGCGCGTGTCGCTGGCCTCGGTGACGCGGATTTCTTCTGCCGCTGCAGTCGGCACCACGCCCGTCATTAGCGGCTTGGGGAAGACCGTGGGGGACACGGCTGCGCTGCGGCCGCTGTTGGGCAACTCACAATCGTACCACGTATTCTCGCGCACGTTGTAAATGACGGCGTGCGACGGCTCGATCGCCTCGCCGCGCGGGTAGCACCACCAGATTTCGCCGTAGCGCGGCACCTTCATCGCAAACACCTTCTGGCGCTGCGACTGGTTGAGGCCCTCGAAGAAGTAGTTCAGATTGAGGTTGTTCGGCACCTCGCGCACGACGCCGTTGAACATCAGGAAGCGGTCGGTGCCGCACCAGTAGAAGATGCCGTCATACTCGATGACGGTGTTCGCGCCGAGGATTGAGGTTTGCGTGCTGATCGTGTCGAACTGGAACACAGGCGCGCCGCCCACGAACGAGGCGCGCACCAGCGCGTCAGCCGACCAGAACAGGCCGGACGGGGAGTTGCCCGGCCCGCCGCGCAGGGCGATGCCGCGCACGATCTTCTGCGAGGCGATGTTCGCCGCGCCAGAGCCGAGGCTGGTGTAGTCCGTGGGGTCGCCCGCCACCGAGAACGCCACGTAACCGTCGTTGCCGAAGATGAACGTGTAGGGGTGAAAGACGGCGACGCCACCGGTGGCGCTGTAGCCGGCCGGCAGGTTGGTGATCGGCTGCAGCGGCGCAGTGCCGAACAGATCCCCGAAGAAAAGCTGGCCGCCGTCCGCATTGCAGATGCACTCGAGGTTCGGCGCGACCTGCGCGACAAGCTGCAGGCCACCAAGGCCCGGCGCGGCGATGGCGTCGAATTGCCACATATTGTTCGGGTCAGCCGCCAGCGTTGCCGGCGTGCGATTGGTGATGACGGACGTGTTGAAGCCGTTGTCGATATAAAAGCGCTCGACGAGGTTGGCCGAGCCGCTGTGGACGTACGTCAGGCTGTTCTGAGTGAACTCGTGCAGCGCGCGGCTGACCTCGCGCAGATACTTGCTGATCGCGCGATAGCCGCCGATCTTACGCGGCAGGCCGCGCTGAAAGCGCACCCACTGCCCATCGACGTAGTTATCGCCCTCGAACTTCGTGCCATCGCGCTTGATGCCCGGCTGCGACCGTATCTGGACGACGGGCATTTAGAAGGTGCCGCCGTTGACGGTGCCCGCCGGAGCCACACCCAGAGCCGTCCACGCATCGTTCTGTGTCGCGGCGGTGAACACGCCGATGCCCACCGTGGTGCCGCCCAGATTGATCAGCGCGCCGCCCGCCGTGGTGGAGCCGGTGCCCCCGTCGCCAACGGCGATCGGCACAGCGATACCAGCCGTTTCGGCGTTCACGACGTTGTTCCCGTCGCAGTACAGGATGGCGCGGCTGCCGCGAGCGACAAAGATGCCGGGCGACTGCGTGTTCGTCCTGACGCGCAGGGTGAAGGAGCCGCCCGTCGTGTTGTTCGACACCCAGTATTGCTGGGTGGTCTTCGGCACGATGATATCGATGTTGCCGACAATCGCGCCCGTAAACTCGTAGGCGATGCGGTTCAGCTCCGCGCCCGACAGGGTGTAGTTGCCGCTCAGGCCCCCGAGGTTGATCGACGTGTAGTCGAAGGCGAACACCGCGCTCTGGCCGAGGCCCAGCGTGTACCAATTGGTGCCGTCCGTCACCGCTGTGGCGCTGTCACCGGGCGTGAGCGTCAGGGACGCTGCGCCGTTGATCGTCTCAAGGCCTTGCGGATCGATGACGAGATTGCCCGCGCCACCGTTGCGAACCGCGATGAACCAGTCAGCGCCGACCGAGGACGCGGTGGGCAGCGTCAGCGTGCCGAGGCCGCCCGTCCAGACGAGCATCTTGGCGCGATCGGGCACACCGGCAGTGTAGTTGCTGTTGAAGAGCGTGACGGGCGTGGACTGCGACAGCGTCGAGCCGGTCGCCGTCAGGCCGAAGCCGGCCAGCGCCGAGGCCTGCGCCTGTGCCGTGGACGCGCCGTAACGGAACGTGCGCCACGTGCCGGCGGCGGTGGTGTTGTCGGTCAGGTAGATTTGCCACTGCTCGCCCTGCCCGATGGATAGGAGCGTGCCGCCCACGCTGTTCTTGACGGTGATGGTGGACGGGCCGAGGTTGTTGAAGAGGATCGTCTGGCCGCTGCCCGTCTCGTTGGCCGGCGGCAGGCTGATCGCGTACGCGCCGGTGGGCGTCACGTCGATGATGCGCGCCGCCGGGCGCAGGAGCGTGTTGCTCTCCAGCGGCCAGTCCAGCGCCGTGTCGGCCGTCAGCGCAAGCGCCAGATACGACACATCCGAGGGGTAGATGGTCGTGCCGCCGAAGATCTGGGTGTAGGTGTTCGTCATTATGCCTCTTTCCGAACCGCCGAACGGTCAAGGATTTTGGCGAGATCCTCGCCGTTAAGCATCGCGGCCGCGCGATCGTACATGTTCTGCCAGACGGGGATGCGCTCGTCGTTCTTCAGGAACGGCGTGGCCTCAAGGAGCGTGCCGTACAGCAGGAGCTGCGGCGCGTACTCACTCAGCCAGTTGGTCTGCACAGCGTCATCCAGCAGCGGCGGCAGCTCGTAGTACAGCACCTCGAATGGGTAATCAGCGTTGGGCGTCGGCGAGATCAGCCAGTGGCTGTAGTCGTAGTCGCTGTAGAAGATCGGCTGCGCGGTTGCGGTGCGATCCGGCCAGTAGCTGAGCATGTACTCGTAGGCGCGGGAAAACAGCACCTTGCGGGTGTTGTTGTTCGTGCCGGTGCCGATGTTGATGCTCACCGTGTCGCGCCAGCGGTCGGGCTTGTCGTACACAGCCACGCCGGCCTGCAGCGTGCCGCTGACGACGTTGATGAAGCCTTGGATCTTGAGCTCGCGCGCGATGCGCCGCTCAGCCAGATTGATCAGGCGCGGGATTTGCTCAAAAACGACGGGGTCGGACGCGTAGGTCGTGCCGCGCTCAAGATAGCGCCGCACGTCCTGCTGGAGCGTCGTGAAGGTCATCGTCGTGGCCATGGGATGTCCTTATATCACTTTTGCGGCAATTGACTAGCTTCGCGCCACGCCTCGATGGTCAGCCGGTGTTTCTCCGCGCAGTCATTCCTCCGCTCAATCAGGTCTTTTTCCCACAGCAGCCGGGCTGGGTCGAGGAAGGGCTTGGGCGGATTGTTTAACAGGGAACACGGGCTCGCCAGATTGGCCGGCGGCGGCTTCAGTGTCTGGATTACCGATGACTTCGACGAGCACCCGGACAGCGTCGTCAGGAGGAGCGCAACTGGCAGCAGCGGCAGGCACCGTGTGGTAAATCTCACGAATGGTGTTAGTCCGCTCGACGGAGCGCACATCGGCAGCGGCGCGTGTTTCTTCATATTCTGCGGCCTTTTTGTCGAGGATGATGTCGGCTTTAGCACGTTGCTTTCCCGCCTTTTCCAGAGCCTTTGCATACGCCGCGTCGCACTGCCAGTCGCGGACTTTGTACCCTGCGACGGCACCGACGAGGAGAGCGCCTGCCGCCGCGTAAAGCATGATCGGGTTGGGGATCATGCCACCCACCCGGCAAACTTCTTCGTCTTCAGCTTGCGGTCATCGAGGCCGTGCGTGCCGCCATTGATGCGCTTCGTCAGCGCGAGGATGGCGGCGTCGTTGATGCCTTGGTCGCAGATCGACCAGAGCCTGTTCTTGTCGAAGAACCAGAGAGCGCTCTCGAAGCAGAGTTCGCCCGCGACCAGATCGGGGTTCGTCATTACGTCCGGCCGCTTGATGTAGTCGGAGAAGGCCTGATAGTTCGCCTTGCCTGTGAGCTGCAGCGCGCCGCGACCGCGGTACTTCCACCCGTCACCGGACGCCTCGACGCCGTTGCCCATGCGGCCGCCGTAGACGCGGTTGGCGATCTTCTGCGGCTGGCGCTCGTACGCCTTGGCCATGTCGTCGGTCGGGAAATACTTCCCGAAGATGCCACGCAGGCCGGGGGCACCGTAGCTCAGGTTCTCACTGAAGGCCTTGAAGCCGCCGGTTTCGTGTGCCGTCTGGGCGAAGAAGTGCGCGGCGCGGTTGGGCGACAGCTTGTAGTAGGCGGCGGCAGCCTTGAGCGTGCCGGGGCCAAACGCACCGTCAGCGGTGACGCCGATCTTCTGCTGAAGGTTTGCGAGGCTCATCCGTCTTTCTTCTTGTTCCAGAGTTCGAAGAGCGTCTTGATCTTCTCCTCCGCCACGCCGAGGCGCACATCCATCTTGGCGAGGATGATCGTCAGGGAGATGAACGCCAGAACGACGGGCCAGAGCTGGCCGATCAGTTCAACGGTGGAGAGGTTGCCAGTCATTACGCCCCCGGATTGCGCCAGTCAGGAAAGTCGCTCTCATCGACCACGCCGTCGCCGTTGGCATCGTAGCGCAGGTCGTTGCGATACTTCTCCCACGGGGCCATGTCGTCGTCCTCGTCGGCCACAGCGGCAGGCGGCTCTGGCGCAGGCAGAGGCTCAACGGGGGCCGGATTTTCCGGCTTTTTGTCACGCGCGTTGGCGTTGAGGCTTAGGCCGCCCAGCAGGCCGACGAACGCGCCGATGACCATGTTGAAGGCGGGGCCGACGATCTCGAAGACCTTGTCGCTATCCACGATGTGGTTCGGCATGAACAGGCCAATGACCAGCGCAGCCACGACGACCAGCACGACGCAGGCCAGCGTGACAACGGCCATGCGGATCGTGAACTCAACTGTGTCCTCGATGCCGTCGCGGGTGCTTTCAAAACGATCCCAGAAGCTCATGTCAGGACACCTTGAACGCGATTGTGGACAGCAGAACAATGATGCCGCCCGCGCAGCCGATCATCACCGCCTCGAGGCGCTTGATCCGCATGATGGTCTCGCGCCAGCGCTCGGCGCAGACGGCCTCGTGCGTGGTCAGCCGGAGGTTAACGTCGTCGCTCACTTCAGGTTCTCCAGCTTGTAGATGGTGGAAAGGTAGATGCCCGTGACGGTGTCGATCAGGTTGGCGATCGCGCGGTTGCCGCCGCAGATTTCCTCGTGGTTCTTCTCGATCCACGCGGCGTCGGCCTTGAGGATCTTCAGGCTGTCACCGGTGGTGTCGCCCGGCGCGGGGATATTGCCGATCAGGCCATACTGGCCCTGATGCGCCTCGACCAGCGCGTCGAGCGCCTCGATGATCTCATCGTAGAACGTGCCCAGCGCCATGTGCTGGCTGAAGGACTTCGTCCGCCAGTGGTCAAAGTGGGCGAGGTTGCGGGCGTAGAAGACCCGGCTGATGAGTTGCTCAAGCATCAGAAATACTCCGTTAGGTGGCATTTGCGGTAAGGGTTACCGTAGCGGTTGCCCGTACGGTACTAGTCGCAGTGTCCCTAACCTCTATGGTCAAGTTGCAAGTCAGCAAGCTACCCGGAGACGCATTTAGCAGCCAAGACCTAAAGGTGGACACTACAAGCCACGTACCAAGAGCACTACCAGTTGGAGTATTACCTGAGTTGCGCGTGGCCCGAACTTCATAGTTACCCGTCGTAGACGGGATACTATCCCACTGCTCAGATTGAGTGTACGAACCGCTAAAGTTAGCGGCTGTATACACGTAGCTATCAGGGTCTAGGCCATAACCCGCTTGCGCGGAGAGAATGCCGCCAGAAGTATAAGATATAGTACGTGGGGTGGTAAGCTGGATGAGGGGGCCGCCAGCGCCCCCAAGCAGCATCATTTGAATACCGCTCATTAGCTGACCCCCGCACCAGAGATGACTGCTTCGGTCGCACTGTTGAACCAGACGGTAGCCAAGCCGCGCGCAGCCAGCGTACGGTTACCTGTAGTGGTTGTCCCCGCAAGGCGTAGGGTCGTGACGCCCGCCGTGATCGTGATGGCCGACCCGCTATCATTATAGATAGAGACGGCGTCGCCGGCAGCGAAGGTGCTGTTCGGGATCGTGATACCCGCAGTGACGGCGATGCACTTGCCGACATCAGCCACCACTGCGGTGCCGCTCGTGGTCGAGCGGGGGATGCTGCGGTAACCGATGGTGACGCCGTCGATGGTTGCCGAGGTGGCCACCGAAGTGACGCTACCGCTCAGTGTGATGTTGCCGCTGCCGGTAACCGTGCCGGAGAGGGACAGGCCGTTGGTCGAACCAGTGCCGCTGACCGAGGTGACCGTGCCGACTGAAACCGAGCCGCCAAGCGAGATAGACGACCCGTTGATGGTGATGGCGGAGTTAGTCAGCGCGCTGTTGGCAATGCCGGAAAGCGTACCTCCGAGCGTGATGTTGCCGGTGCTGGTAACCGTGCCGGTGAGGGTGAGGCCGTTGACCGTGCCGGTGCCGCTGACAGAGGTGACCGTGCCCGTGGTCGAGCTGGTGCCCGCGCCGATGGCCGTGCGGAAAGTCGGCGCGTCGAGGGTGCTGATTGTGTTGTCCGCGTTGATGCGGACGAAGGTCACAGAGCTTGGGTTGGTCAGCGTGAAGAAGTTGGCCCCCACCGCCGTGGCACCTAGACCCGATCGCGCAGTGCTCTGCGACGTGCCACCGGTGCCGCCATTGGTGACGGCGAGCGTGCCGGCGAGGGTCAGCGTTCCCGAGCCGGTAACCGGGCCGCCGCTGAAGCTCAGGCCAGTCGTGCCACCCGCCGCGTCAACGCTGGTGACTGTGCCAGATCCCGTGCCCGCGCCAATCGCGGTGCGGAAGTTCGTCGCGTCAAGTGCGCTGACCGTATTGTCGGCGTTGACGCGCAGGAAGCGCACGGCACTTGGGTTGCCGAGGGTGAAGAGGTTTTCGCCGACAGTGGTCGCGCCCAGACCGGCTCGCCCGGCGCTCTGCGTCGTGCCTCCCGTGCCGCCGTTGGCGACTGCCAGAGTGCCGCTCAGCGTCAGCGTGCCACTCGTGGTGATCGGGCCGCCGCTGAAGCTCAGGCCAGTCGTGCCGCCCGATGCGTCCACCGAGGTCACGCTGCCGCCAGACGACGTGGCCACCAGCGTGCCGCCCGACAGCGAGAGGCCGGAGCCGATCGTGATTTCCTCGATAGCCCCGGCGCTGGCCGTGGTGCGGCCCAGCATGCGGGCCGTGTTCATCGTCAGGCCGCTAGAGCCCACAGCCCCTGATCCGGCCGCGCTCAGGTTGGAGCGGGCGGTGCCGGCGTCAGTGGCACCGGTGCCGCCGCGCGCAACAGCCAGCGTGCCGCTGGTCTGCGTGGCGAGGTCAACGCCCGAGAGCGTGCCGCCAAGAGTGAGGTTGCCGCTGCTGGTCACGGTGCCCGTGAGCGTGATGCCGTTGACCGTACCGGTGCCCGCTACCGAAGTGACGGAGCCGCCACCGGTGCCCGCGCCGATGGCCGTGCGGAACGTGGCGGCGTCCAGTGCGGAGACGGTGTTGTCGGCGTTGAAGCGCGGGAACGTGACCGCGCTGGGGTTCGTGAGCGTGAAGACGTTTGCGCCCACCGTCGTCGCGCCGAGGGTCGTGCGCGCCGCTGCCGCGCTCGCGGCGGTGAACAGGGCGTCGCCCGTGACGGTTGAGCCCAAACCAGAGCGCGCAGTGCTCTGCGTCGTGCCGCCGGTGCCGCCGTTGGCGACGGCCAGAGTGCCGGCGAGGGTAATCGCGCCCGTGGTCGAGGTGGACGGCGTCAGGCCAGTCGTGCCCGCGCTGAACGAGGTGACGGCGCTGGAGGAGAGCGTGGCCCACGTCGGGGCCGCGCCGGTGTTGCCCACCAGCACCTGACCCGTGGTGCCCACGGCAGTCACGCTCACGGCAGACGTGCCGTTACCCAGCAAGAGACCATTTGCGGTGAACGTGGACGCACCAGTGCCGCCGTTCGCCACGACAAGGGTGCCGCTCAGCGTCAGCGTCCCGCTGGTGGTGATCGGCGAGCCGGTGAAGCTCAGGCCAGTCGTGCCGCCTGAAGCGGCCACTGAAGTGACGGTGCCGGTTACGGCAGAGTTCGCCAGCAGCTTGACGACGCCGCTGGCGTTCTTGAAGTACAGCTTCTCGTCGGCGAGGTTGATCGCCAGCTCGCCGGCCACGAGGTTGCCCGCCAAGGGCACCGCAGCGGGCGTGGTCGAGCGGTAGAGCTGGAGGGGTGTGAAGCCGCTCTGGGCCATCAGAAAGTTCCTCGATCAGGGAAAGAAAGAGCGCTGGCGACAGCGCGCGAGCCATCGCCAGCGCCTCCACGAGACGTGGGGAGCACGCCAGAGGTCTCGAGGATCTTCATACCGCACCCCCGGGGTCGAGGGGTGTGTCCGGCCGCGCGAAGCGTAGCGAGATCTTCTCCGGCTGCCGCGCCGGCAGGCGATACGGGTCGTAGTCGTCGCGATCAACGTCGCACACCAGCAGGCCCGGATAGTTGGGATCCGGCAGGAGTTCGGTCATGGAGAACTTGCGGCTGCAGCGTCCGCAGATGCCGATTGCCAGCGTGCTCTTGCCACGGGTGTCGAGGAAGATCGGCATGCGCTTACCTCGTGTACACGGCGATGTTGGGCGCGATCATCATCGGGCTGTTGTCGCGCTCCTCGGCCTGCGCGATGTAGAGCGCCTGCTGCGCCTTCTGGTCGAGCAGCGGGATCATGCTGGCATCGACCTCAACGTACTCCATCGCCAGTTTGGCGGCGAGCATGGACACGATTGCCTCGTACCAGCGCTGCGGCACCTCAAGTTCCTGCGTCATCGTCCCAACGTCCATGATGTGCCGGTGCGACCAGACCACGACCTGCATGACGGTGGCGGCGATATTCGGCACCGGCCACAGGTTCATCACGGGGGAGAGGGATTGCCGATCGAGCCAATACTGCAGGGGGCGATTGCTCTGGAACTGCTTGTTGGGCAGGTTGGTGTAGTCGTCGCGGTTCAGGCGGGCCAGCGGGATTTCCGTCGGCGTGTTGCCGAGGTACACCTGACTGAAGCCGAGGGTGCCGCTGGTGGCCCGCACGCGGAAGTATGTGGCTGCGACTACGCTGGACAGATCGTACCAAGTCCACTCTCCGGCTGACGCTTGGGGCACTTCGGCTTGGAGTATAGTCCACGTCACCCCGTCATTGGAGCGCGAAAACTCGATCGGCACGGCCGGTGCCGACCAGCGGATGCCGACGGTCGTGACGGGCGTGGTGCTGGTGAACTGCGTGATGCGGGTCGTGGACGTGTCGATGTTGGTGCCGGTCACCTCCTGCAGCGAGCGCAGGTTGGTGTTGAGGATGTCAACGGTGCCCTTCTCGGTTACGATGATCGGCACGCCCTCGTAGAGCGGGTAGAGCGTCTCCTGCACGCACCAGAGCGGCACGCCTTGGTTGGCGAGATCCGAGAGCAGCAGGTACAGCACGTCGTTCGCGATGCTGATGTGCTCGGCGGTGATGGACTGCGCGGGCAGCTTGCAGCGACGCGTGGCGTTATCGATCACGCGGCGCGTGTCGAAGGTCGTCTGCGATACTGTGCCGGAATAGGCCATAAGAGGGTGCTCGCTGGTTCAGGGCAGCAGCTCGCCACGTGGGGCGAGCATCTCTGGCCGCTCGGTTATACCAAACAGAGGCGCGGGTGTAAACTATACGCCGTTGGGCTCCATGTTCTTTCGCGGCAGCTCCTGCACGATCATAGACCGGCGCGGCAGCTCCTGCACGGTCATCGACCGGCGCGGCAGCTCCTGCACGGTCATAGATCGGCGCGGCAGCTCCTCAATCGTCATGCTCTGCCGGGGCAGCTCCTCGACGATCATGTTCTGCCGGCGGTCGTAAGGGTTGAACGGTATCGGCACTGGGCTGCCGCCGCCGATCGTCGCCGAGTAGAATATCGAGAGGTTGACCAGCAGCGACGGCCGCAGCGGGTTGACCGACCGGGCGGAGGGCGGGAAAACCGTGTTCGTGTTGGTGAACAGGGCCGGCGCGAGGTTGACCGCGCCCGGAACGATTGCGGCCGCGTAGAACGTGTTCGCGTTGATGTAAAGCTGCGGGGCTAGGTCGACAGGCCCGACGGTAATCGCGGCGGCATAGAACGTGTTCGTGTTGACGAGGAGCGCAGGCAACAGCGTTATGTCCTGCTTCACCACTGCCGTGTAGAACGTGTTCGTGTTGGTGAAGAGCGCAGGCGCGAGGTTGATCGCGCTGCTGATCGTTGCGCTGTAGAACGTGTTCGTGTTGGTGTAGAGCGCAGGCAGCAGGGCATAGGTGCTGCTGATCGTGGCCGTATAGAATGTGTTCGTATTGGTGAAGAGCGCAGGCGCGAGGTTTATCGCGCCCGCATTGATCGTGGCCGTGTAGAACGTGTTCGTATTAGCGAAGAGCGCAGGCGCGAGGTTGATCGCGCTACTGATCGTAGCTGCGTAAAACGTGTTGGTGTTGGTGAAGAGCGCAGGCGCGAGGTTGATCGCGCCCGCACTGATCGCGGCCGTATAGAACGTGTTCGTGTTGGTGTAGAGCGCAGGCGCGAGGTTGATCGCACTGCTGATCGTTGCGCTGTAGAACGTGTTCGTATTGGTGAAGAGCGCAGGCGCGAGGTTGATCGCGTTACCGATCGTAGCTGCGTAAAACGTGTTCGTGTTGGTGAACAGGGCCGGCGCGAGGTTGATCGCGCTACTGATCGTTGCGCTGTAGAACGTGTTCGTGTTGGTGAAGAGCGCAGGCGACAGCGCAACCGTCGGCGTGGCGGCAAACGGCGTGACGGCGAACGCGGAGAAACCGAACATGCAGGCTCACTCCTTCCGTTCGGTCAGCCTATGCTATTTTGCTGCTCTCAGCCAGACCAAGGCAGCGGAGGGGTCACGACAGGGGGGTCGATCTGGTTAGCAATCTGCGTGGCGACGTTGGCTTCGTAGGCAGCGACCTGTTCAGCGCCCAGCGCGCTTTGCACCCAACCGACCACCTGCGCTTGCGTCAGATCAGCATAAGGTGTGAACGGGGCATCCGGGTCAACCGACACACCAACAGAACCATAGACAGAACCAATATAGGTGCCGTCCGTGCCGGTCAGCGTCCAGTGCACGGTAAAGACCACATCAGTTTCGCCGTCGAGTTCAGGGTAAGCGTTCATCTGGACAACTGCCCAAGTGTTGGTAATGGTCATTTCGTCTCTCCTTAGGTTACGTTACCGGTAACAACCCACTCGGTGGCTGCTACTTTAATACAGGTTGCAAGACCTCGCTGCGCAAGGCTCCGAGTTCCAGAGGTTGCCGTACCGGCAAGCCGCAGCGTGTCGGTCGTGATCGAGATGTTCTGGGCGCTGGCGCTGTTGTTATAGACCGTGATCGTCGAACCGATGGGGAACGCCACGGAGCCGTTCGCGGGGATAACCACGCCGCCAGTCGTGATGCTG